ACAGAGAACACCACGTTCACGTTCAGCAACCCACCTGCAAGCGGCACTGCGTACAGCTTCAGCATTGAGATCATCCAAGACAGCGGTGCATCTGGCTACACCGTCACTTGGCCACCTGCTGTTGATTGGCCTGCTGCCACGGCTCCTACGATCACAGCAACGGCAAGTGCAAAGGACGTGTTTGTGTTCTACACCCGTGATGGCGGAACAACTTGGTATGGCTTCACTGCGGGTCAGGCTCTAGGATAAGGAGCTTATAAAATGGCTACTAAAAAGAAGTTACTTCAAGCGGCGGCTGGTAGTGCTGGCGGTGCTGGCGGTCTTGATATTCCAGATGTGTTCAGCAATTATTTGTATTCTGGCAATAGTTCCGCTCAGACTATTACTAACGGCATAGACCTTGATGGAGAGGGTGGGCTTTGGTGGCTGAAGACTAGATCACAAACGGGAAGCCATGCACTTTATGACTCTACACGGGCAACTGGTTCAGAGCATTTTCCTCTTTTTTCTAACACTAACGGTGCCGAGTATGATGACTTTGATACTACCCCAACATCCACTGGGTTTACTATAAATAGTACAAGCTCTGGTACGGTAAATCAAACAGGAGTAGACTACGTTTCTTGGACATGGCGGAAGGCTCCTAAGTTCTGTGATATTGTTGAATATACCGGAAACAACACTGCCCGTACCATTAGCCATAACTTGGGTACAACTCCGGGTTTAATTATATGCAAGGCTAAAAGCTCAAGTGGCAACTGGAAAGTTTGGCACAGAAGTTTATCTAATGGAGCCTCTGGTGTTCTAAACTTGAACCTTACTGGCGCAGAGACTTCCAGCACGACTATGTGGAACAATACACTCCCTACAGATAGTGTGTTTTCTCTGGGAACTAGCAATAATGTTAATGAAACTGGACTTGAGTTCGTAGCCTACCTCTTCGCCCACAACGGTGGTGACGGTGATTTCGGGCCTGACGGCGATCAAGATATTATCAAGTGTGGGGGGATTACTAATGCTGCATCTGGTGTCAATACCATTGATCTTGGCTTTGAAGCACAGTGGGTGATGATTAAGCGTATTGACTCCGTTGGCTCTTGGATGATGGCCGATATAATGCGTGGCGCACCTGTGCTTTCATCCAACACTGCAAGACTATTTGCCGATCGCACTGCTGCCGAAAGTGATGACCCTCTTATCGGGCCACATTCGACAGGGTTTCAGTTTAATAACCAATGGGGTTCATCCTCTGATTGGATCTACATGGCAATCCGCCGTGGCCAACTAGCTGTGCCAGAGGATGCGACTGATGTGTTTGATGTTAAAACAAGGATTAATGCCGATCCGTCATATGTCTCATCAACGGGTGTCGTTGATATGGCAATTGATAGGTATACCAGCTCCGACGATAATAGAATTTTAACCAGGCTGACGGGAAAAAATAACTTAGACCTTAATAATGACACTGCTGAAAGCACAGGCGGCTATACTTATTATCCCTTTGATTACAACACAGGCTGGTTTCAGTCTGCGGGTGCGGCGGAAGCAAACCGTATTTCGTGGATGTGGAAACGTGCGCCGGGCTATTTTGATGTTGTTGCTTACACGGGGACGGGAGCAAACAGAACCGTACAGCATAATTTAAACGCATCGCCAGATATGATATGGTTGAAGTCACGGGAAACGGTTTCCTCAAGCAATGATTGGGCGGTCTACTGCTCTGCCTTTTCAAACCCTACCGACACAAACTTAACACTAAATTCGTCCGGTGGACAAAACACAGGTTCGGGTGGAATTCTATGGAACAGCACTGCCCCAACAGATTCTGTTTTCTCACTTGGAACTTACAACGGGTTAAATCAATCCGGTAAAAGATACATTGCATATCTTTTCAGTACCTTAGCTGGGGTAAGCAAGGTTGGTTCGTATGCTGGTTCAAACAGCGACCAGACTATTGACTGTGGATTTACGGCAGGTGCTAGGTTCGTGCTTATCAAGAATATCTCTAGAAATAGCGATTGGATAGTTCTTGATAGTGTCCGTGGAATTGTCTCTGGGACTGATCCGTTTTTAAGGCTCAATGATGCTGCGGCTCAAAACTCTGCGGCAGACTACATTGACCCTGATAACAGCGGCTTCATTGTCACTGGAGCTAATAGTCCGACAAATCAAAGTGGCGACAATTACATCTTCTACGCAATTGCATAACTCAACAGCATCACGAAAGGATCACTCTGATGGCTGAATATCGACACACTACAACAGGCGAAGTTAAAACGCAGGGGCAGTGGCGCAGCCACTACAGCAACGTATCGCTGCCTCGTGTCTGGAAGGCTGCAACACTTGCTGGCCTTAACCTAGAGGCCGTCTTGGCATCACCAGCGGCTACAACAACAGCATACCAAACGTCTGCCCGTGATGGCGTAGAGCAAGACGCTAACGGCAATTGGGTTGAGAAGTATGTTGCCCGTGATATGTTTGCTGACACGACTGAGGATGGCGTAACAACCACTAAGGCAGAGCATGAGGCTGCATACCAAGCTGGTCTTGATGCCAGTGTGGCTGAAAGCAACCGCACCAAGCGTGATGGCTTGCTGGCTGACACTGATTACTTTGCGCTCACTGATGTAACTATGGATGCGGCGATGACGAGTTATCGTCAGGCGCTGCGTGACATTACTGCGCACTCTGACTGGCCCAACTTGGATGAGGCCGACTGGCCGACTAAGCCCTGAGGAATAAAACATGGACAAACGTACAGTAGCTTCCGCGCATGAGCGCATTGATGGCTTAGAAAAAGAGGTGATTGCCATGCAAACAGAAATGAAAATACAATTTCGTGATCTGTTTGGTAGGGTTAAGCGTCTTGAAGCGATCATGATCGGCACAACAGGCTTTATCATTGCACTCTTAGTAGCAGTGCTGACTAAGATGGGCTGACAGAATGATTGACCCTGTAACAGCGGTCGGTCTAGCCACCAGTGCTTTCAATATTCTCAAGCAGGGTATTAGTGCTGGAAAAGACATACAGGAAATGAGCGGAACCCTAGCTAAATGGGGCTCCGCTTTTTCTGATTTTCAGTACGCTGAAGACAAGACAAAGAACCCTCCGTTCTACAAAATGATGTCTGACAATAGCGCTAATGCTATTGAAATCTTTGCTCAGAAAAAGAAGATGGAATCCATGAGAAGTGAAATAAAAGACCACATATCATGGGTTTACGGACCATCGGCTTGGGAGGAAGTGCTTGCTATCGAGGGCGAGATGCGCCGCATCCGTAAGGAAGAGGCTTACAAAAAGCAAGAGATGATAGACAACGCTATCAACTTTGTTCTTGGCACTTTTATATTTGCTATTGCTGCGGCTGGGATTGTGACAGGCTTCTATTATCTTGGGCGTTATCAGGGGAAGTGGTGATGTGGTTCTTGGTTTGGTTCCAAGTTATAAATAATAACATTGAGCACTATCAGCTTAATCAATTTACAACTGAGATGGAGTGTGCCGAAGCACTTCAGGATGCAAAAGTCTTGATAACTACGAGCCAAACAACGGTCTACTGTTTTGAGGTTATACCAGAATAAGAAGGGTGATTACGTTGTGTATGACAAAGATGGGAAAGTTGTTATAATAAGCCACCACAAGCACTATGCGATAGCGTATGCCAGGAGTTTAAACAATGAGTGAGTACGATCTAAACAGCAACGGTAAGATTGATCCAGACGAGCGAGAGCTTATGCTCGAGGACCGTAGGTTGCGCATGGAAGACGCTGACCACAAGCGAGATGCTCAGTTACGTATGACTTGGTTCGCTCTCTTTGGCCTTTTAATCTATCCTGTTGGCATCGTGGCTGCTGACATCTGGGGGTATGACACTACTGGTCAGTTGTTGGCTGACATTGCCCCCACTTATTTCATCGCAATCAGCGGCCTTGTTGCTGCGTTCTTTGGGTTTAGTGCAATGGGGTCTAAAAAATGATTGGTCAAATAATAGGATCGCTTGGTGGATTAGCTGCCAGTTACATTGACGGTAAGACTGCGGTTAAGAAAGCAGAAGCAGAAACGAAAATGAAGATTGCCACTGGTGAGATTGGCTGGGAACAGGCTGCGATACAGGCAAGCAACAACTCATGGAAGGATGAGGCGTGGACCATAGCTTTTATAGCTATAATTGTGTGTTCGTTTGTGCCTCCGCTCCAGCCCTATATGAAGGAGGGCTTCGCTAATATTGAAGCTGCGCCTCAGTGGTTTCAGTGGAGTTGTTATGCTAGTATAGCCGCAAGCTTTGGTGTTCGTACAATGAGAGGGTTTAAGAAATGAGTTATAAGTTAGGTAAGCGCAGCCTTGAAAGGTTGATCGGTGTTGATGAACGTATGGTTGCTGTTGTTAAGTACGCTATTAATGTAACTCAGCAAGACTTCTCTGTGATTTGTGGTGTACGCACCATCGAAGAGCAGAGGGCTCTCGTTGCTAAGGGCGCTAGTCAAACAATGAAGTCAAAGCATATTGATGGATTGGCTGTTGATCTTATGGCTTACGTTGATGGTGGTAGATGGGAACTCAATCTCTATGATGATATTGCTGACGCTATGTCAGAGGCGGCGCGTGAGGTAGATGTTCCTATTCGTTGGGGTGCAGCTTGGTCTGTGCCGAACATTGCTCAGTACACTGAGGGCAACATGGAAGATGCAATGAATAGTTATATTGATTTGCGTAGATCGCAGGGTCGTAGGCCATTTATTGATGGACCTCACTTTGAGTTAGTTGTATAAGATTCGAGTGGGTGGTTATCATCGCAATACAAATCAGCTTATCCACGGGGATGGCGGTTGTTTACCTCGGATGACGTTGCTACCAAAAAGCGCCAACTTTTAAATATCAACGACCACCCACACGATCAATTCCTTGAGTAATGATAGACGCTATTGCGTTTGTTCCTTCCAACTTGCACTCGCTCTCTGTTAAGCACTCCGTCCCTATACATAAGGTCCAGCATTTGACTAGAGATACGAAGTGGTAGCTTTGTTTTCCTAGTAATGTCTTCAGCTACTTTTGTTTCGTTGGCTTTAAAGCAATCCATTATTATCTGACGTCGATGAATTGACTCCTCTCGTTGCTTTCTTATTGCTGCATTAGAGGCGTTCTCTGGTGTATAGTTTTTTTTAACAGGAAATGGAGGACGCATCTTTAAATCAATCATCTTCTGCTCGAAGGTCCATATTGCTTCAGCATATACAAGCTCATATTTTTCTGTTCGAGAAAGATTGCCGCTGTAGATCTCGTCTATTCTTTTTGCGCTATCTCGATCAGTGCTTTTATTTCTTCTAGTTCTTGCTTTAGATTGTAGCGTTGCTTGTTGTCCGCTATTAACACCATGGTTTTCAGCAGACGCTTGGCTCTGTCTAAGGCTATCTTTCTTTCGTTGCTCATTGGCTTTCTTCTTTCCGCATACAAATTTAATTCCATATTTTCTGCTTAATGCTAGTACCTGCCTGTATGGTATATCAAGTAGAGTAGATGTTTCTCGTATAGTCAGCCCCATCTCTGCTGCGTTGATACACTTGCTTAAACTCATTTGTGCTTTCTGCATGTGCGCCTCTTGTTAGATAAAAAAAGGCCAGCCCGAAGGCTGACCAGTTGATAGGAGAACACCTCCTTTCTAAAACGGTATGTCATCACCTTGCAAGGGATCAGTTGTTGGCGCTGCGCCCCCTGACATCTTGTCGCTCACTTGGAATGACATATAAGGTTTACCATCTTTCATCTTCTTCCATCCCGCAAGGCGTTTGCTGTCACCAAATGGGCCGCTGTAATCAGGAGCTGACTCGTTCCCTTTTTTATCGTTCTCAAAGAAAGTCCCTGCTTTTTCGTAGACCTCAATGATCTGCTTGCCATCACGGGTTTGGTCGCGCACTAGCATCACCTTTTTATCTGCGCCCTCGACGTTGAGCTTACCTTGCAGGATCATCTGCTGCGTGGGGAATGGGGTGAAGGCTGCGCCTCGATTAGTGTCGTCGTATTGTTCTGCCATGCTTCTGGCTCCTTTGATTAAGTTAGTGAGGCGGTTCGTAGAACATGCCGCCTCGGTCATGCTGAAAAACTGAAGACGGTGGTATAATCTTCAGTACCTACAATTTTTACCACCCGCTTGGTGCGGATGTATCTCCCGATGTTAAGCCCTTCGTGACTTGAACACCGCTCGATTGCTTGGCGGCTATGTTGCCGTCATCATCTTCTGTTGCAAGGCAAGCCATGCCTAGCAAGCCGTAGCGTCTAGCGTACGTTATAGCGCTGCCTAATCCCTGCATGTCCTGTTTACTCAAGACTAGGTAAACCTTGCTTGAGAAGGCTTCTCCTGAGGTGTGAAGTAGCTTTGTTTCTACATACACACCCAGCTCGTCACGACCACAGGGCTGCATGACTACGAACCCGTTGTCTTGGAACACGCTTGACGTAGCGTCAATTACTGCCTCAAGTGAGGCGTATCTGTTCTTGAAGTGTGGGTTCACGCTATCTTTCTTTACAGATTCCATAGCTTGCTGCGCCTTGAGTAGCGCCTTGATTGCTGTATCACTCATGTTGTTCTCCTTGTTATGCGGATGGCTCCGCGTTTGTCACGTTTAGCTGTGAGTTGATCGCAGTAAACTTCACGTTCATTATCACCAACCATATCTTTGATTTGTTTTTTGGATGACTCAAATGTCTTAGCTGCCGCTTCGTTTTCTATGTATGTAATAGCGGCGTCCACAAATTGGTTGTCACTTGTGGCGTTGCGCTTGACCATGTTGTCCACCGACACCTTGTCAATGCTAAGTTGTATCGGCTGGTCATTACCAACTGGCTCTTCATCGCGAAGCACGTAACCCCAGAAGTCCGACACCACTGCCCACATAGAATTGAAATACTCTTCGTTGCGTTTGACATATGCTGACTCCCATTTGTTGTTGCCAAAGATAACAGAGATGTGAGCCCCGTTAGCTTTAGCTAAATGTATATATAGCTGTAGCTGCGGCATGTAATACTCGATAACTTTATCCAAAGTATTATAAGCATTGGTGTGCTTGGCTTCTACAATAGAGTCTTCGATAGAGTCACCGACCGCAGCATCTATTGTACCCTTGGCCGGGACTGATCCAATTACTTCTTCAAATGATTTCTGGAACCATGTTAAAGCGCAGTCATATTCATTGGCAAACCACCCTAGATTAAAGTCCTCAGTGTAAACGCCCATCTGCACAGCGATGTTGCGAGACAGATCTTCGGGCTCAACCCTGCCTGTCTTGACTTGCCATAACTCCAGCCAGTTCCCCTGCATTATTCTTACGCAGTCGGAACCACCTATGAAACCCTTGCGTTCCATGTTGTTCTCCTTTGTTATCTGATACTAGCCTATCGCTTATGTGCGACTTAGGCAATACGAAGTGACGTTACGTCACTCGTACTTTCCGTACTTCTCAAAGTGTTCTTCGCTAAGATTCTGAAACTTTTTAAGACGCTCTTTAGTTTTACCTTTTAGGTATGGCTCACCCACTGCTTCGCCATTCCGAATACGCTGCGCAATAATTTTATCGCTGTCTAATACATAGCCAGACTTCTTGTACTCACGGGCCATAACCGGAGAGCTTGCTGCCTTAGTAACATGAGCGTCCCATACAGATGGTCTTGCTGCATCACTGAGCTTGGTTGTTTTATATGTCATGGTTTACCTACATCCATAAGGGTAACTGCTACTTGATCGTCACCCTTCAGTTCATTTATAAATTCTTCTTTGGCTATGCGTTCTGCGTTAGCAAAGGAGTCAGACACAATCGTAATGTCTCTGAATATAACGCCCTCTACTCTGAGCGTATAAGCTATTGGATGTGCGCGAGTCATGTCCGTACCTTCGATGGGCTGTAATACTGTGCAATACGACTTCCGTTAACGGTCTCGACCATTACTTTATCTATCTCCATGCCCTCGTCTTTGAGGTCTTTGATTCGCGCTGCTAATCTAAAGCATCCGAATGTTTGCAGTGCATCAATCGCCGTGATGCGATAGCCTTGTTTGAGATACGCTTTGATTTCATCTGTTTGTTTTATAGTCATTGTGTTCTCCTTAGATTAAGTTTTCTTTTGCATACAATCCAATGAGTGCGGCTTCTGCTCGTCCGTCATCTTTAACTCGTTTGAAATAGTGTGCATGGTTAGGGAAGCAGAGCTTCGCTAGTCTTCTACTTTCACCCTTGTCTCTTGAAAGGTCAAAGTATTTCTTCCACTGACGTGGCGTCACATATTTTATAGGTAGCTTTGACGCAACGATTCCCATCTCTAGTTGACCAAAGCCCTGTCCGAATCTGAATGTACTGCTAACACCTTGATTAGGCATAGCATTTACACTCTCAATTGCGGCTAAGGCTGGCTTGTTTCTTTGATTGGATAGGATTGAAAGTAACTCAGGTAAGTTAATTAATGTCTTACCCTTTGGAGATTTAACTACTGGAATATCGTAGATAACTAAACTGTCTGTTTCCGTTTCGTAGATGCTGACTGCTCCTGTAAATCCGGGGTCGATTCCATAGATGAGCATGTCATTCTCCTTACCAGTCGGTTGGTGGCTTTACGTTTGGCTTGATGCTAGATTCCCACGCGCCAGCCTGTAGCTTGACGCTAGGTTTCTTTAATCGTTTCTTGTTTGGCTTTGTCTTTGAGGTTGGCTCTTGCCATTTGTCATTCACATAACAACTCATGCAAATGAACCAGTGCTTTTCCATTGAACGACCACTGTTTGTTTTAAGTATTGCTACAAAGAAATGTGTTGCCACTTGGCAAGCTGCGCATATAGCTGCTTTACCTTTTAGTGATCGTGATGTCATAGCCTAAAGCATCCAACCAACAGTTGAGCATAAAACCAGAGGGTATTCGTTTGTGGGTTTCCCACTTGTGTATTAAGGATTCTGTGCATCCTATTTTATAAGCTAATTTTTCTTGACTTAACTTTTGCTTTGATCGAGCGGCGCTCAACATTTCCACCATTAGCTCGTAGTTCTTTGGTATTTTTAACGGCGTTTTGTATTTGTCTAACTTGCTCGATGGCATGACTTATCCTCAGCGCAGTATAAAACCTCAACTCCGTATCTTTCTTTATGGTTCTGTAGTAGGTAGAACGTGGGATATTAGCGCGGCTAAATGCTTTAAGCAGAGACACGTTAGCTGTCTCCGCTTGTTCAGTTATTGTTTCAAGATACGATTTCATGCCGCATTAATGCAGCAATCTATTCGTCGAAGTCAACATCATCGACTTGGATTTCTCCTGATCCGTTGCAGTTGTCGCATGGTTCTGACTCAGAGTATGGTTCAGGTGCATCATTGTACGATGTTCTTATTGGCATTGAATCTACTTCAATGAAGCCATCACCACTACATTCTTTACAAGCTACTGTGATTCTGTATTGTCTCATTGGTATGGTATTTCATCCTCTACAATTGGGGCTACATAGTTCTGTTCCCATGCAGCCGTTCCTCTGCGGATAAATTTATCTCGATTAAACTTTGGATTAGTTTTCTCAAGTTCATCTGCAATGCTATGAAGGTGAGTGGGCCACGGTACAAGTGGCCCTAATGTATCTGCTAGATACTCAAAGTGTTGTCGTGACATACGCATTGTGCTCTCCCTAGATTACGTTTTCACCTACCATCGAGGTGAACAGTTTGTGATTCATTGCATTGCTGATTGCTATCTCTCGATTGTAACGTGCAATCTGTGGTGACTTGAGGTCATTAGTATGCGTAGCCCAGTGAGTCAGGCAGTTATACAATGCCCATTTGTTGTGACCGAGATCCATCTTCTCACGATCCCAACCTGAGATAAGATTCTCAAGTTGCTTTTCGTTTGTCTTAGTCACTTGCTGCTGCTTAGTTACTACCTTGCATATGGTTGACCGAAAGAACTGCTCGACCTGATCGTTGTTTAATTTTGTCTGCATCCATGATTGCCACTGCTTGCTGCGCCCCATGAAATGTTCCGCACCACCTATGATCTTGGCAGCGCTCCCGTCTACGTTAACGGACGCTGTGTGCTTGAAGCGTGACTTCGCAATAGCATCTGCTGTTGTGCATCCATTCAAGCACCACAACCTGAGCCCATTGGCTTGCTGAGAAAAGGACCATGATCCGTCATAGCTATTGAAGAAGCTGACACGGAACTGAACGTAGTCACCTACTGCTGGTTGCTGTACTAGATCAGGAAAGATAATCTCACCTCGTAACTTACGGCCATCTTCGATTACATCTACGTTGACCTCATAGTCACTAGTCAGATTACTTGCTTTAACTCCGTCAAGGATTGAGTTGACCACATCATCGTGCGGTATCATTCGATAGCGTGACCCATGCAAGCCGAGTGTCTTGCCTGTATCTGTGCGTACAATGCACTTGTGATATGGGATAAGCTCACCGTCTTGATTAAAGACAGGCTGCTCTTCTACTGGAAAGTTGTAGCTGTTGGATTGAAAGTCTAGCATATTATATCTCCATCATTTTGATTGTAGTTTTATGGCCTGTTTCGTGGGTTAGTTCTGAAGCGGAACAAGCCGCTTCACCTTCACAAGTATTAGAGGTGGCTACATATGGCCCGTCCTCTGGATCAAATGCGATCACTATAAATAGTTTCATTAGTTGTTCTCCTCAGAAGTTTATTTAAAGTTTATACTATAGTATATGGTCGGACACTTTCTGCAACATTTGGAATGAATTCATTCATAAGTTTGGTTAGCCCAGCGCAACGAAACCTGTTACAGAAATTACCAGAACCGCGATATACATAACGAAGATTAGCTTGTCCTCATGGTCGCCCATGTTGAAGCCCCCTTTTTGATAGAGTTGATAGAGTTGATAGAGTTGATAGGGGAGCCGAAGCTCCCCTTGGAGGTGACTTACGCCACCATGTTTCTGAGCTTGCTGAAGTTGGCTGGCTTGGCAGCTTTGTTAGGTGCAGGGCGCTTGTTAGGTGTCCAGACCTCACCACCTGTCAGTGCAGCGAAGACTTCGCAGTCTGCATCGTGACGAGTTTGAAGCTCTTCTAGCTCGGGCAGAAGTGTATTGATCCAGCGTTCTGTCCGCTCCATAGCGTAGGTGTTCTTTTCATCTACAGCGATGTCGTACTCAGCAAGTGAATCAGCAATCTGTTTCTTCTTGAAGTTAAGACTGTTGTTCGATGTGTAGCAAGCATCGCGTCCTAAGCCGATGAGGAATTTATCGTTGATGATTGGGCCGTCAGCTGATGGCTTATCTGTAGTATGATAGTTGATAACTTCTAGTTTAAGTTGAGCTAATTTAGATACTTTAGTCATTTCTAGTTCTCCTGTTAGTCAAGAGGCCAACCCTCTTGATGCAGACCCAGAGACATGCCCACAAATCCCAGCTTGCTGGGGCTTGACGTTCGCAACTGCTTTCCTCACCAGACACAGGCTGGACTAAGCACGGAGCAGCCACACACACATAGCTAACAGCTACAAATGGAAAGTAGTTGCGAATGTTTTGTGGAGCTTGTCACGCAGGGCAAGGCAAGAGGTTGGGTGAATTGACAAGGAGAACGACGCAATGCCTATCTCAATTAGCGATACTTACACTCGATGTGGGTTATAGTATGTTTAGCATGTCAATAGCTTTTAGAGGTACTATGATACCTATTTACGTTAGTTACGCTACGTCACATATTGACATAGCTCAACGAAATATTGTTGTGTGGGGGGAGAGAGGGAGAGGGGGGCAAGCATGAGGATAAAGGATAGAAAGTACGGATGACTAATGTTCCGAATACAAGAAAGCTGACTACGAAACAGACAGCGTTAGTAGACACCATTGTAGCAAACGGGTGTACGATAGCTAAGGCAGCAGAGCTAGCTGGTTATAGTAGCGGTGAGTCTGGAAGAGTAACTGCAACCAAGACGATGAAGCTACCACATGTGCAACAGTATCTGATGCAAAGGATGAACGAGGAATTCGGGCTAAGTGCTACCCTAGCTGCTGGGACGGTGAGAAGGCTGGCTATGGGTGCTAAGTCTGAGTACGTTCAGCTAGAGGCTAGCAAGGATTTACTGGACCGAGCTGGGTACAAGCCGATAGACCGGTCACAGGTACAGGTTGCTGGTGACATTAAGGTGTCAATAGATCTTGGCTAGGTAAACGCGTTGCAGAACGGTTGACAGACGGGGTAGGGGGTTAAAAAGTGGCAGTAGTATGTTAGCTAGTGGTCCCTCACTCTAGTGATAGTTAAAAAAGGCTCGCCTCTACAAATATTTTTCTGGTATAGGGTACGATTATGAAGACAGCGGCTTGGACAAGGAAAGAGGGTAAGAACCCGAAGGGTGGTTTGAACGCAAAGGGCCGTGCCTCTTATAAGAAGGGGACGTTGAAGGCTCCTGTTAAGAGCGGTGACAATCCCAGACGGGCTTCGTTCTTGGCTAGGATGGGCGGCATGAAGGGGCCTGAGCGTGATGCCAAGGGCAAACCCACCCGTCTTCTTCTCAGCTTAAAGGCATGGGGCGCTTCGTCCAAAGCTGATGCAAAGAAAAAGGCTGCTGCCATTAGCGCCCGTAACAAATCGAAGAAGGGTTAATTGAATGGCTTTTTACACAACGGATGGTGAGCTTTATACTGGCGACAGTCATGTTCTCGCGGGCACTAATTACAGCGGAAGAACTCACACCCCTACGTCGAGACGCTTAGTTGAGGGCGAAGAGCCTGTCCGAGCCCGGAAGGCTGACGGAAAGTTGTTGGGTGATGACCCTTCAACGCCAGATGTTAACGAGGCTTTTTCTAAGCCTAAGAAGAAAGCTAAGGTTAAGAGCAATGGCAGTAAACGCAGCAGGTAACTATACCAAACCGAACATGAGGAAGACCTTATTCAAGCGGATTAAGGCCGCGAATGTGCAGGGAACAGCGGCGGGTAAGTGGTCTGCTCGTAAAGCGCAGCTACTTGCTAAAAGGTACAAGGCAGCTGGAGGTGGATATAAATGAAGGCTCCTCAAAAGTCCCTATTGAATTGGGGTAAGCAGAAGTGGCGCACCAAGTCTGGCAAGAAGTCCAGCGAAACTGGTGAACGCTATCTCCCTGAGAAGGCAATCAAAGCTCTCACAAGCTCTGAGTACGCTGCAACAACCGCAGCTAAACGCAAAGGCAAAGCTAAAGGTAAGCAATTCGTTGCTCAACCCAAGGCTATCGCCAAGAAAGTAAGGAAGTATCGCAATGCCTAACGTAGCTGGTAAGAAATATCCGTACACTAAAGCTGGTATGAAGGCCGCAGCGGCCGCAACAAAGAAGCCTAAGCCAGTAAAGGTGAAGAAGAAGTGAGCTTTATCAGCACCTTAAAGCCCATGGAGCTACAGTTGCTTCGTGGCATTGTTCGAAAGACTGAGTTTGCTTATGTTGAGGCTAAGCACGGCAAGTCATTTGTTACAGATCAAGAGTGTGACAAGCTGATAGAAAGCATCGGTCCAGAAGTTGTAGAGCGCATGATTAAGTTTGGTGTAGATAAAGGACTGCGCTAGTGATTAACTTCAAGTACAAGCCAGACGGTGAAGTTCTTAAGGGCTTCATGAAGGACAATACTTTTTTTCGTGGCATAAGAGGCCCCGTTGGCTCTGGCAAATCTGTTGCTTGCTGTGTCGAAGTATTCCGCCGCGCTCTACAACAAGAAAAGTCTCCTGATGGAACTCGTAAGAGTAGGTGGGCGATCATAAGAAACACGAATCCACAGCTTAGAACCACGACAATTAAGACTTGGCTTGACTGGTTTCCCGAAGCTGATTGGGGAAAGTTCACTTGGTCCGTTCCATACACCCACAATATTAAGAAAGGCGACATTGAGCTTGAGGTCCTATTTCTTGCACTTGACCGACCGGAAGATGTCAAGAAACTCCTATCTTTGGAGCTTACTGGTATCTGGATTAACGAGGCGCGTGAAATACCTAAGAGTATTATTGATGCCTGTACTATGCGTGTGGGTCGTTATCCTTCTATGCGTGATGGCGGCCCTTCTTGGACTGGCGTCATTGCCGATACCAACGCCCCTGAAGAAGATCACTGGTGGCCTATTATGTCTGGAGAAGTACCAATCCCAGATCATATACCGCGTGAGCAAGCTAAGATGCTGGTCAAACCAGATAACTGGCGTTTCTATACGCAGCCCCCTGGCATGGTCGAAAAAAAATCGCCCGAAGGTGAGATAGAAGACTACGCTCCCAGCAAGGATGCTGAGAACCAAAAGAATATGATGAAGAGTTACTACCCTAATCTAGTGCAGGGTAAAACTAAGTCTTGGATTGATGTCTATGTTATGAATAGACTAGGGCATATCCAAGAAGGGAAGCCTGTATATCCAATGTTTGCTGCCGAAGTTCATGTTGCAAAAGAAGAGATACCAGTTGCGGCTGATATTCCTGTATATGTTGGCGTAGACTTTGGATTAACCCCAGCTGCGGTTATTGGTCAGAAGGTTCGAGGCAGATGGTTCGTTCAATCAGAGATTGTTGCAGTAGATATGGGCATTGTGCGCTTCTCAGAAGTGCTAAGACAAGAATTAGCGACTAGGTTCGCTGCTGCCGGGGACGTAATTATATATGGCGACCCGTCAGGTGATTTCCGCGCGCAAACTGATGAGTCAACTCCCTTTCACATCATGCGCGGGGCTGGCTTGAGGGCTTTTCCAGCACCCTCCAACTCTGTTGACCTTCGACTTGAGGCGGTTTCCTCCCAGTTGACGAAGATGGTTGAAGGTAAGCCAGCAATATTAATTGATCGACGCTGCCCACAGTTGATTAAAGGCTTTGAGGGCGGTTATGCCTACAAGAGGATGCAAGTATCTGGTGAAAGATTTGATGACAAGCCTGATAAGAATATGTTTTCACACGTTCATGATGCAGCGCAGTACCTTTTCCTTGGGGCTGGGGAGGGTAGGGCGCTAATGAATAATCAAAAACCCTCAACGGCTGTAGTGGCTGGACGTTCATTTGATGTCTTTGCTAAGAAGAGACCAGAACGCCGACAGGGCCTTTGGTCCAGAATGTAATTGTGCGTTGATTTTATTTTGATTCTGTGAATATGCAGGGACAAAGACAAGGAGAGTTTATATGTGCTTTAAAGGTGGTGGTGGAGAACCTGCGGCTGACCCAAATGCGGCAACAATAGAATCAGAACAGGCTGCGCAGAAAGCTGCGGCTGAAGAAGCAAAGGCAGCAGCGCAAGCAGAGGCTGCAAAGCAACAACAGGCTGCGATTGAAAAGGCTCAAGCGGAAGCCGTTAGCGTTTACAAAGCTGAACAAGAAGCTAAGCGACAAGCTGAGCTTGATAAAGCAGTAAGCACTGAAGATAGCTTAGCAAAAGCGACTGAAGAAGCAGCGGCTAAAAAGTTATCTGCGGCTCAGCAAAAAGAAAGAGAAGAAACTCTTAAATTAATACAGTCTTTACAAACAAATCAAAAAAGCCTGATAGCTGCGCAAGCATCTTACATGAAGAAACAAACAGAAGAAGCTGAAGCCGAAAAAGACCTTGGCCCTGTGTTAAGCGCAGCAGCTGAGCGTCAGAAAAGAATTTCAAAATTTGGATCAATAGCAACAAGAGGTCGTGCCTCTCGTCGTTCTGGTTCACGCAGTCGCCGCAGTTTGATTACAGGACTTGGCGGCGGCATTGGTTATTATGATAGGTTTGCAAACTAATGGATAATGTAGCGCAGAAGTACATGAAGCTGTACGACTCAGCAAAAGCAAAGCGTGAAAACTTTGTTCCGCTGTTCGACGAGTGTTATGAGTATGCGCTACCACAGCGCGAATCTTTTTATTATGAAGCAACTGGACAACGACGAGATGATCGAATCTTCGACGAAACAGCCGTAGTTGGCGTTCAAGAATTTGCGTCAAGATTGCAGTCTGGGCTTGTACCAAACTTTGCTAGATGGGCCGATTTAACTTCTGGCTCTGAAATACCTAAGAATGAGCGTGACTCGGTTAACAATGATCTTGATGATGTAACTGATTATGTCTTCGAGGTTATACAAAACTCTAATTTCTCACAGGAAGTTCACGAATCCTTTATGGATTTAGCAGTCGGAACAGGGATTTTGGTTTGTGAAGAGGGGGATTCAATTAACCCAATTAACTTTTCAGCAATCCCTTTGCCGCATGTTGTTTTGGATACTGGCCCTGACGATAAGATTGATCACGTTTTCCGTGAGCGAAAGAACATTAAGTTTGGTCAGATCATGGTTCTTTACCCAAAAGCAAAGATGCCGCCCGACCTAATGAACCAAGTTCAAAGCTCTCCAGAGAATACAACTACTATTCTTGAGATTGTTTGTCGTGATTACAGCAAGTTAAATGAAGAAGCCTACCTTAGCTATGCTATCTGTATGACCACCAAATGCGTGGTATACACAAAAGAGATGAAGGGTATTGGCTCCAATCCCTTTATTTGCTTCCGTTGGTCAAAGTGTGCGGGTGAAGTCTATGGTCGTGGTCCATTAATTAATGCACTGTCTGCAATTAAGACCACCAATCTTACCATTGAGTTAATCCTTGAGAACGCACAGATGGCGATCTCTGGAATTTACCAGATGGAAGATGACGGGGTTATAAACCCAGATACAATTAATCTCGTTCCGGGTACGATCATACCTAAAGCAATGGGCTCTTCGGGTTTGCAGCCAATACAGGCAGCGGGAAGTTTCGATGTAGCCCAGTTAATACTTTCAGACATGCGTCTAAATATTAAACGGGCATTGTATAACGATATGCTTGGCAATCCAGATCGCACCCCAGCCTCTGCTACAGAGGTCGCGGAACGCATGGCTGATCTTTCTCGTCGCGTTGGCTCAGCGTTTGGCAGACTGCAAGCTGAGCTAGTCCAGCCAGTATTGCAGCGTGTAATTTATATCTTAAAGAAGCAAGGTCGGATTGATATACCTACAGTTAACGGTCGTGAAGTTAAGGTTCGATCAGTATCTCCACTAGCACAGGCTCAAGCAAACTCTGATATTACATCCATTTCACGCTTTATGGAACTAGCTCAATCGGCGTTTGGCCCAGAGCTAACACAGGTATTAGTTAACTCAGAAGAGGCGGCTGCATACCTTGCGAAAAAATTTGGTGTACCAGATAACTTGATTCGTGACGAATCAGAGCGTAAAGAAATAGTTGCAATGAT